TCGCAGCTAAAAAGTCTTGGTGGCTGGATTTAACTCATCCCAATTATTTCACGCCGGCCAGCCTGGGTAACCTGCTGGGCCGTGCCGGGTTCCGCATCGTGGACAGTCTCGCCACGGCGCAGATGGAGAACTACATTCTCGATGGGCGGGACTACACTAACGATAACGCCGTGGGCCTGGCCTGCCATGCCGAAGTCCGGGCGCGCGAGATGGCGCAGACGCGGGACGAGCGGCTGGCCGAGGCGCGGCATCTGGCGCTGCAAGGGCGGGGGCGTGATCGGATTGTAGTCTGCGTAAAGGACAATTGATGAATGAGGCTAGCCCGATTATAGAATCAGAAGTTATTACCCTGTTGCGCGCCATTGATTTTGGCTGGCTTACCGTGCAGGAGCAATTCGACGAGGGAAGTTGGACTGACCGTGTATTTCTTGTTTCCAACGGGTGGCGAGTGGCGATATTTAATGATGCAGGCGATTGGGATTACATTGACCGGGTAATTTCCCCGGATGGACGCAAAGTTGATTTTGATACAATCTACGACACGATGCCGCTTGTCATGGCGTATGACCCAAGCCAGGAAGAGTTAGATAATATTTGGCGCTGGAAATGGGGAGCTGCTCAATATGACTAAACTCGCTTTACTCACCGGCGGATCCGGGGCCATCGGCGGCGCGACGGTCTCGCTCCTACATGAGCGGGGGTGGACAGTCGAAGCGCCGACACGGACGCGGCTGAATATGTTGCTCGGCCCCGTGATGGTCATTCGCGATTCGATAGCGCAGATCGGAGAGGAGCCACTCGGCGCGCTCGTCTTCTGTCACGGCGAATGGTTTAGCAGCGACTCGCAAGGTCTCACCGATTGGAAGCGCCAATACGCCAGCCGTGTTGTGACGCCGGCCAGGTTGATTGACGTCCTGCTACCCCAGCTTGCAGGCGGGTGTGTCGTCATGGTTGCCAGCACCCAGGCGTTCGGCGGACGCTACCAGACCGGGCCATATGGCGCAGCGTGCGCGGGGCAGGTGCGGCTCATGCAGGGCCTAGCACAGGGTAAGCCGGCGACGCGCTTCAACGTCGTCGCGCCGGGCCTGACGGCGGGGCGCATGGCGGCCCTCGTGCGTGCCAGCGGCGACTGCCGCCCCGACGCGATGCCGCAGGACCCGGCGGCGGTGGCAGCGGCGATTGTCGGGTTGGTCGAAGGCGACATGACAGGTCAGGTGCTACGCGTCGTTGACGGGCAGGTGACGCGGGCGCGATGGGTGTGGGAATGAACGGCTGGGATATTGCACAAGTCATTCTGGCGGGATTGTGGCTGGCGCTATGTGTTTCTGCCGCCAGATACTATCATTGCAACCCCCTTGACGATTTGCGCTACATGATACGCATCATTCTGAAGAGCTTACCGTGGAGCTAGTCAATCCCCAAACAGCCTTTCGCTGGACTAAGCCGCTCAACATTCACGGGGTAGCGATGATGGGCGTTCCAGAAAAACAGGGCCACGCATTCTCTCGCCACGGCTTTCTCGCCGCGCTTGACGACCCAACGCTCAACGCCGACGCAATAGGTCGGGCAGTGCGGCGGCAGTTGCGCCCGCTATCCGCGCCCACGCTCGCCCGCGCGCGCGATGAGTACACACGAAAAGAAGTTATCAAGTTTCCACGCTACTTCATCATCGAGCCAATAAATCTGTGTAATCGGGCTTGTCCATTCTGTTCAATCATTGTCATGGAGCGGCCATTCAAAGGTATGATGAAGTGGGATACGTTCGCCAAATTGATGGATGAGTGTGCCCAACATGACGTTTACGGTTTAAGTTTATATCAACTAGGCGAGCCTTTTTTATGGCGCGCAACTGTGGGTGGTGTGCGGCGCGACATTTCGCACATGGTCAATTACGCCAAGCGGGTGGGTGGGTTCAAGGCAGTGAACCTATCGACCAACGGTGATGTTGATAATCTCGATTGCATCTTGGGCAGCGATCTGGACGATTTGATTATTAGCATTGACGGTATTACGGCAGAAGTGTACGACGCCAACCGGCCTGCAACCAACAAGCGTGAGATTGACCCATTTGGTTCCACTATCCGGTGTGTACGAGAGTTCTTAGAGCGCAAAGCGGCATCGGGCCAGCCCCGTCCGTGGGTACGATTGCAGTGCATCAACAAGGAGAACACTGCGCCGCAGATACTTGACTTCATTCGGGAGTGGATCGCCGTCCCCGGTGTCGATGATGTCTTAATCAAAAATCTAGACAGTATGCGTCCCTGGCTGGGCAACAGCGTGGTGAGCGATGCAGAGGATGCTATCAAGGCCGAGCGCACGGTGGGACAGGTATGTCAGCACATCTATGCAGTTGGTAGTGTTGTGGTTGAGGGCTCTCTAACAGCTTGTTGTCATGATGCTAAGACCGAGCTGACTGATAATAGCAATATTAACAATGTGACTTTTGAAGAATGGTGGAATGGTCCCTTTATGACCACGCTTCGCCAAGAGCACAATAGCGGCCACTTCCGCAAACCGTGCGAACAATGCAGGGAGCGCGATACATGGTTGGGTTGAGTTGTGCCTGTGGGTGCGGTGATCCTGTAAAGCCTGGGCGCCAATATCGACAGGGCCATTGGGCGAAGACGCCCGAAGGTCGCCAGCGTCGGCGCGATGATCGAATGGGCAAGCCTGCGTCTGTTGAGACGCGAGCCAAGATGAGCGCAGCTCATGCTGGGCATGTGGTTAGCGAGAAAACCAAGGCGGCGCTTGTGCTTCGCAATAAGACCGGGTGGCAAAAGGAAATAGGTCACAAGATATCTAAGACCCTGATGGGACGAACGTTGCCACCCGAGCATGTCGCCAAAATCAAAGCTACCCGTATCTCTGGTCCTGGGCATATGTGGTGGCGGGGTGGTACTTCAAGATATCCACGCGAATGGCAATCAGCTAAGCGTCAGACCCGTAAGCGCGACGGCGGTTTGTGCATGGATTGTGGGACTGGCATAGTAGTTAGCAACCATTGGGTACATGATGTTCACCACATAGATGGCGATAAGCAACACTGCAAACTCGATAACCTAATAACCCTATGCCGCAGTTGTCATCAGTTGGCGCAGAACCACACGGATACCAGCACGATCAAACTTCGCGCTATCCTAACCGAACGATATGGATACACCTATGGCTAAAACGCTAAGCTGCCTCGGCGGGGTAACGCGCCGGCCATGCGTAGAGTGCGCCGAGCGAGACCCGTGGCTGGGCACATGACAAACCTTGACAATCTTCCCGGTGGCACGAGCGATGAAGTCCTACTAGGCATTGAAGCTGGCCCATTCCTGTGCAAGCCGACGCCGGTGACAGATTATGGCATTCTCGAAGCGCCAGATGGCGGAACGCTCACCGTACAAATCAAAACTAAACTTGCCGATGGCTGGCAACCCTTGGGAGCACCATTCATATCGCCTGACTCGTATTGGTATCAGGCGATGGTCAAGCGCCCATGAGTACCCTGGTATGTTTAGGAGCCGGCATCGAAGGCCTGCCCATTCTCGAAAGAGTCAAGGCTCTCGGCCATCGGCTGGTGGTGGTGGACGGCAACCCAGACGCGCCGGGGCGCAAATTATCGCAGTTCTTCGTCGAGGCATCTTGTTACGACGCGAAGCAGACCATCAACGTGTTGGCACGACTGGCGGGGCCGTCAGTCGTGCGTGCTAGAGCATGGCCCTATGATGGCGTGCTGTGCTGTGCCATCGATGCCCCCCACGTTGCGGCTGCGGTGGCCGCCCGCTTCGGCCTGCCGGGGCTAACAGTGGAGCAGGCGGCGCTAAGTTGCGACAAGGTAGATCAGTTCATGCGGCTGGCAGAAGCCGGCATTTCAGTGCCGCCAGATGCGGCGCTGACGTTCTATGGGGCCGTGGAGACGCCTATGGGGACGCTGCCGCTTGACCTAAATCCCTACACTATTGAAAAGATGGGCGACGTAGTTATCAAGCCGGCTGACAGCCGCGGCGGGCGCGGTGTTCAATTATTGAATCTGACGCTGGATGAGACAGATGAGCATAAAGCGGTCTGGGATGCCTGCGCCTACGCGCGCCAATTCTCCGTGTCGGGCAAACTTATTGCAGAGAAATTCCTATCCGGCCCCCAGTTCTCCACCGAATCGCTCGTCCAAGACGGTCACGTGCTATGGACCGGCATCGCGCTGCGCAACTATGACCGGCTGGAAGAGTACGCGCCGCACATCATTGAGGACGGTTTTTTAGAACCTTACGGTGACGGTATTTTAGAGGCTGAGATAAATGATGTGATTGAGCAGGCCTGTGCCGCGCTTCACTGGGACAATCTATCAGTGAAGGGTGATCTCGTTCAGCATGAGGGAAAGATTTACGTTATTGAGTTGGCCGCTCGCTTGTCTGGCGGTTTTCTTTCCACGCATGGTCATCCTTTAGCGTGGAATGTCCCGTATGTTGACTATGCTATCCAACTTGCCCTAGGCAGGAGAATCGATCCGCCCGCGTGGGAGGCCGTTCAATTTGTGGCACAGAGGTATTGTTTTCCTGACAAGATGCAGATTGGCAAGATTGTTTCAAGGGTTCCAGAGCTAACTAGATTGGGGTTGCCTGCTGTATTTTCGTCGTGGGCCGTCAAGGCAGGCCACAAAGTCCCCCCGGTTACTTCTCACCCGGACAGACTCGGGCAAGCAATTTCTGTAGGAGGTTCTCCAGACGAAGCGATTGCTAGGGCGAGCGCGGCGGTCACAGCGATGCGGGAAGGGATAGTGGTTGAATGAAAGCAAGTACACGGGGCGGGGACATTCCAGAAGTGACAATGCGATTCAACGATGGGCGCATTTTAGTTCTCAACAATGCCTGGATAAAGCAACTGACAGTAACCCATAACTTTTATGGGTATACGACCTTCGAGTTATCTATGCTTATCCCTACGGCTTTTTGGACTACTCAGAGCCGCAACGATTCAGAGATACCAGAACTAGGAGCGCCGAAGTTAGCCATTCAGGGACCAGATGTCTGACTATGCTGTTCTCCTGGCCGCCCGTATGGGCTCATCGCGCCTACCCGGAAAACCGATGGTAGACTACGGTGCGGGCCCCAACCTGGGCCAGATTATCCGCCGTTGGAAGTCGTCTGAGCGCAACCCGACCGTCATTGTCGCCACGACTATTAGGCCGGATGATGGGCCTATCGTGGCATTGTGCCAACAGCTAGGCGTTCCCTGCTGGCTTGGGGCAGTCGATAACGTCGTCGCTCGAATGAATACGGCCCTGCTGCGCTATGCGCCAGGAGCGCGCTATGTTGCACGTGCCCTGGCCGATAACCCGTTNGTGGATGTAGANCTGGCCGACTGGCGGCTAGACGTGCTGGAAGAGTCAGGTGCTGACGGGCTGTGGTACGGTGGGGCGCATGAGCGCATCACCTATGCTGGGACGACTGACGTATGGAGCCGCGCTGCATGGGACCGGATCGCCGCCGAGAGTAGTGGCTGCCAGCTAGAGCACGCCGGCGTCCATTATTGGGAGAACATCGGCAGCTATCATGCTATCCACTTGCCCTTGCCGCGGCGCGAGTACCTGGCCCCGGTGCGGACGGAGTTGGACACGCCTGCCGATCTGGAAATGCTGCGCGCAGTGTGGCGCGTCTGGAACCAGCCACCGATGTTATTGCCGACTCGCTGGGCGCTGGGGTATCTGGCGAAGCACCCCGAAGTCGTAGCGCTGAATGCGGAAGTGCCGCGTGCGACTCAGTCCGAGCCGATGTTCAACCACAACTGGCGGCCGTGGGTCTGCCCGAATTGCCAGCAGCGTATGGCCTCGCGCATGCAGGGAAGCAATAATCTCAAGTTCTTTTGCCCTGGTTGCGGAATGATGCACACATACTACTCGCGGCCGGTATCAAGGCGAAAGGAAGCACACATTGACACGCCGCGCTAAAATAGGTTACACTCTGTCGCAGGCTGTAGCAAATGTGACAGCCTAGCCGCTGCCCGCATTCTGGCGGGCCATCTGACGCCTAAGCGCCGTCTGCCGAACTCCTGGCAGGCGGCTTTTTGTTTCTACCTTGACTACTCGCGCCGCTCTCCCGCCGAACATCCCCCCAGCCATCATCGAGCGTATGGCGGTCGAAGCCGTGCGCGAGGCGCGGCGACGGATTGATAGACAGCGCACGGCTTGGAAGCCGCAGGCAGGGCCGCAGACTGAAGCTTACAACTGCCGGGCCGATATCATGGGGTATGGTGGGGCAGCCGGGGCCGGAAAGACTGACCTGCTATTGGGCAAGGCCGGGACGCAGTATCGTCGCTCGATCATCTTCCGTCGCGTCTACCCCAGCTTGCGGGGGATGATCGAGCGCAGCCGCGAGATATTCAATCCGTCTAATGTTCCTCATAGCGATGGTAGCTATAACGAGCAGTTGCACGTGTGGCGGTTAGCACACAGCCGGATGCTGGAATTCGGCAGCGTCCAGTATGAAACCGACCTTAAGAAATTCCAGGGACAGCCACACGACTTCATTGGCATAGATGAAGCTACCGAGCTGCCCGAGTCATTCGTCCGCTTTCTTATGGCCTGGAATCGGACGACAGTCAAGGAACAGCTTTGTCAAACGGTTCTGACCTTCAACCCGCCAATGGACGAGGCAGGGGAGTGGGTAGTGCGCTTCTTTGCCCCCTGGGTGGACCGTGACCATGCCAATCCGGCCGCCGATGGTGAACTGCGCTGGTATGCAATGGTAGATGGATATGAAATAGAATGCGACCCTGCGCCGTTTGAGAGCAACGGCGGCCTCGTCGTTCCAAAGTCGCGCACGTTTTTTCACGCCTCGCTCAAGGATAACCCGGCCCTGGAGTCCACCGGATACGGCGCGACGATTGACGCCATGCCCGAGCCGCTGCGCTCACTTCTACGCGGCAATTTTGATGCGGCTAAGATTGCCGATCCGTGGCAGACGATCCCCGGCGATTGGGTCAGGCTGGCGCAAGCTCGATGGCAAGACACGCCGCCAGATGGCATTCTGCCGACCGTTGGCGTAGACCCGGCGCGTGGCGGCAAGAACGCGATGGCCGTGGCGCGCTGCTATGGTCAATGGTTTGCACCTATCCAGACTTATCCTGGCGTATCCGTCCCCGATGGGCCGACGGCTGCAGCGCTGTTGGCTGGCGATATTACGGCTAACTATATTATTGGTATTGACGTTATCGGCGTCGGCGGCTCGGTCATTGATAGCGTGGAAGCCATGTCCGGGCGGGCACAGGCGGTCAACTTCGCGGAAGGCACGCCGGGCCTGCACGACAGTTCTGGAAAGTTGCACTTCAGAAATCTGCGGGCGGCGGCCTACTGGTCTATGCGCGAGGCCCTTGACCCGACTCACGGTGCGATGCTGGCGCTACCGCCTGACAAGGAACTGCTGGCCGACCTGTGTGCGCCGAAGTTCAAAGTAACGACGGCTGGTCTGCAACTGGAAAGCAAAGAAGATATAACTGAACGCTTGGGACACAGCCCGGACAAGGGCGATGCGCTGGTGATCGCCTATTGGTGCTGGCTAACGCAGGGCGTTCCGCCCGGCGTAATCTCTGCTGCTAACCCTGCTGAGCCAGGGCGGTTCTCACGGCAACTCACCGGCGGGCGCTGGGGACGTGACAAGCGTAGTGGATGGCACAGCCGATGAAGAACGCTCACCGAAGTGAGCGTATTGATTACTGCAACCGCCGGGTCTTTAACCCGGACCTATGGCCGGTTCTACGGTCTGTAGGCGTATGCTGTTTGGTCGCGCGCCCTCACATACCGGAAGGACTCATATTCTAGCATGAAAACTACCGACCGCGAAGCGCGAGACGTTGCCCTGGCCCAGGCCATTGACCGTGACCATACACCGGTGAGTATTGCTGCACAGCGGTTCGGCGTCAGTCGGCCGCACGCGCACCGGCTACTCAAGCATGGCCGCGAACTACTCAAGAGCAAGCCAGCCGATACATTTGCTGCCAGCCCGCCAGCGGTCGGCGGACCGGGAGGGGCGGTGTTCTCCGAGATGGCAACGTCTGGCCTGCGGCGCTTTGGCGGCAACATCGACGAGGAGTATGACCGGGTATTCAAGTCGCTCTACCGCCGCCTGCAAATCTATAAAGAGATGGGCGATGATCCGATTGTGGCAGCGGTACTTCAGGCGGTACGGATGACGGTCCGGCGTGTTGGGTGCTACGCCGAAGCAGCCGGCGAGACGGCGGCTGACCAGGCCGCGGCTGAGTTCTTAGACCAATGCAAGGACGATACGAATCTGGCTTTCTCGGACATCATTGACCAGGCGCTGGATATGTTTCAGTACGGCTTCTCGCTGGCCGAAATTGTCTACAAGCGGCGTGAAGGCCAGAAGCCAGACAGTGCAACCGCGTCGAGCAGCAAGTACGATGACGGGCGCATTGGCTGGCGCAAGTTCACCTATATCAGCCCAGAATCGCTTGACCAGGGCGAGCCGTGGATTTTCGACGACAAAGGCGGACTTCAGGGGTATCGCCAGACGCCGCGCGACAACCTGGGTGGGCAGACGGTCACGGTCCCGATTGATAAGTCAATCCTATTTCGGACCACCGTCTCGCGCGGCAATCCTGAG